CATTACGGACTCGAGAAGCCTTAGTTGGTCTCCGCGCTCATCAAGAGAGTCCAGAAGCATTTGGTCTAAATTAGACTGGGGCTGTAGGGCCTCTAGGTATTGCCGGTCAGCCACGTTGTACGAGTTCTCAAACGAGGCTAGTTCGCTTTCTTTAGCGTCAATCAAGACCCTGTCTGGGTTGGCGCTGCTCCTAAGTTCTTCCAGCTCCTTCATGACAGCAGTAGCCGCATCGTCGGCCTGGTCGCGAGCAGTTTTCGCATCAAAAACTCTCTTCGCTTTTCCTGACAAGAACTGAGCAGCAGTAGAGGTGTTCTTTTCTAGCCGCTTGTAAATCTGCTCTGGGTCAAACTGAAGGGCCTCTTTCACCACACCTTCGACTGCAGAGAAGACGACCCCGGCATTCATTACGTCCTCTACCGGTCGGCCAAGAACCTCGAGATACTTAGACGTAGTGACTCGCTCTTTAGGTCCAGCAGTGCCGCTAAGTACCTTCCTGAGGGCTTCGTCTATTTCGGCATTCATCGCAGCCTGCGATGCTCTTTTCTTTGCGCCAGTAACGTACCGGAACAGCTTCCATCTTTCGTCGCCAATAAGCCTCGAGGCAGTGAGCGGCCTGGTCACCCCGTTTGCGTCAACAACAGTAAGCCTCTGCCCCTTTCCAAATGCACTCTGCGCTAGGTCTGCCCCACTAGCTGTTTTATTAGCGAGCAAAGGGAGTATCCCGCCAGACATGTCTGACATGGCGCCGACAACTTTCCTCGAGCCCTTGCCTGCTGCCTTCGCCACGGAAACAACCGGAGCCTGCTCAGGGAAGAAGGCAGGAGACTTCTTGCTAGCGGTCTGTGCGACTATTTTGTCTGGGTTAAGGGAGACGTTTATCCCGCCGTCATCTCCGACACGCACGCTAAGGGCGTCTGAGATATCGACCGCTGCGACCTTAGGGCCTGCCTTTTCTTTCGCTGCCGCGAACAGGGCCTCGACCCCATTGTCAACAGAGCCCCTCAGCAGAACCGCTTGTTCGACACTGAGGTTTTTACCTGTCTGCCGCCTCACTTCGTCTGCGGCTTTAAGGTACTGCTGTCCCTTTTCGACCCTCATCGTTTTTTGACCAACCCTGGTCATCTTGCCGATGGAGGTAGCTACTGTTGCCACTGCGCGCGGGTTAATGGCGTCCATCGCAAGGTCTGGGGATATGGTAAGCGCAAAGTTAGCCATCCCCATTCCGGCGGATGTGTCACCAGCGCGAATAGCCTCCCTTAGGTCAAGCTCGTCACTCTCAAGTTGAGACGCGAACAGGCCAGGAAACTCTCTGTAGAAACGACCCGCTGTTCGCAAGCCTCCTAGGTTTGAGCCTCCGGCGTCTTTCCTCGCAGCCTCTTCTGTAGCCAGAACAGCGGCTTTGTACCCAGACAAAACTGCCCTGGGGCCTGCGCCGATAAAGGAAGACACTTGCTGGACGTTAGCCCGCGCATCTTCCAACTCCTTCCCCCTTAGGCCAAACGCTCCGCGAAGAAGAATGTCTGTTGCGTCCACGGCTCGAGGGGTTTGCTCGAGGTCTCCTCTTGTCCCAGAAACCTTGAAGGGTCTCGGAGAATTGCCGCCATAAGGGTCTGCCGTGTTCATTGGCTTGAAGTACTGAAACGCTAGAGCGGCCCTGTCTTTATAGGAGGCTGCAGAGGAGATAAGACCCTCGCGCTCTTCCTCGCTAAGGCTCTTGTCTTTATCGAAGCCCTGCTCGATTTCGTACTTATCGAGGTCTTTGACGATCCTTTTGTAGACATCCTTTGTGGCATAGGCGTCGTCGAGTGAGTTAACGAACTCGTTGCGCCTCTCAATGCTCATGCCCGCGAGCCCGTCAATGTCGGCCTCTTGGTCAAACCCGCTGAAAAGCGTTCTTGATACCCCTGTGACTGCTGCCTTTCCGCCGCCCAGAAACTTAAACAGGAGGGGGGTAGCCACAGCAGCGTCTACGACATCTCCAACCTTCTGGGCTCCGGTCATTTGGCCGGGTAGAGCCTTACGTTCCTCTAATACCTTCTCGACATTAGACGGGGCTACCAAAGTTCCAGCGCCAGCCCCAGCCACCTCTACCAAGCGTTGCGTGACGGGAGCAGGAATCTCAGCCATCTTCTTTTTAGAAAGCCCAAAGACCTTGCTGGCGTCTGAGCGGACTCCGCTATCTATTCGGTTCTTTTGCTGAAGGTCTTTCTGCTTGTCGAACTTGATTGGGGTGCGAAGTTTTTGTGCAAACGCGCTCGTAAGAAGTTCTTTTTTCTTAGCCTTGTCGGTTTCCTGCCCCCATAGAGAATTGAACTCTCCAGTCCTTGACTCTGTTAGGCGAATGCCTTTTCCGCCATATGACTCAACATAGTCTGCGAGTTTTTCTCTTTGGCTGAAGGTGTCTTTTTCGCCATCAAAGATTTGCTCTGCGAGCTTTTTGTCTATTTCGTATCGCACCGTTAACCCAGATCGACCGAAATAATTTCGCTATCCCCAGAAGAAGAACCCGCGCTACTGCCCTGACTCTGCGTGGTCTTTTCCCAATTCTTTATGACTCTCTCCAAGTCCTCTTTGCTTGCGCCAGGGGCAACCAGTTGCCTCATGAGCCTTACGTCTTGACGGTCTCCTCTGGCCCAACTTTCTGCCATCAAATTGATCATCTGCGAGCTAACCCCCTTATCGGAAAGGGGTTGCAGAAAAACGAGCGCATCCTCTTTAGTAACTCGCTCAGGAACGCCTTCGATTTCAGCCCCACCTGCCTCGCCAAAGCGAGGAACGACCTTTGAGATATCACCTTCTTTATTTGCATCAACAGCGCGGAATGCGAGCGCCGCACGCTGGATAGACTCATCCTCCGAGAGGCCCAGGTTGTCTTTTGAGTCGTTATACACTTCTCCGAATACCGATTGCGCGAGCGCCACGCGGTTTGCTTCCGTGTCTTCGTACTTTTGCCTACTGAGACGATTCCTCTCTGCATCGACCCCAGTTGTCCTCTTGCTCCTCAAATCCAACCCCTCCTCCTTAAGCGAGTCCATGACGGCTTTGTCTGTGAACTTAGAGAATTCAAGGATGTTAGTGCCATTTTCGTATGCAGCGAAGGCTATGTTTTCTATGTCTTCGTCGCTGTAATTGAACTTCGCCTGTATTGGCTTAAGAACAGCCCGGTACGCAGGAAGATGTTTGTTCCTCTTTTGGTCTGCAGCAGCCTCCGCAGCAAGAGCGGCCTCTTGAGCCTCCCTCTCTGAAGCAATCTGTGCAGCCCGACGCATTAGAGACATGTCGTCTCGGTACATCCCTGTTCGCTGCGCGTAGTAGTTCTCGTAGTCCTGTTGCGTCTTTTCCAGCTCTGCTCTTGATAGGTCTCCCCGTCGCGTAAGCAAAAAGCTCTGGAACTCCTGTGGAGTCTGGAGGTAGTCGGAGCGGTATCCAACCCTCTCAGCAGGGTTCTGCATGGGGACATCGACAAAGCCCCGCGTCGGAGACATTCTCTCCATCGCGAGAGCGTCTTGCGTAAACCTTTCCGCCTGGTTGGGAGTAAGCTCGCCACTCTGGACTCGCTCCATAGCCTTCTGACTTATCCGAGACTCGGATGTCGGCTGCTGGCGGAAGTACTCATTTGCGCTTAACGCGGCGCCCCCGGTCAGGCCCAGCCCCGCCTCGTAAAGCGTGCGCTCTTCATCGCTCATTGCGGGAGAGCCTTCGGGCGCATTGGCTAGAACGTTGAGGCGACTAGTTTTTGGAGTACCCCAGATTATGTCTGGGTCACCGTCAAACATCGGTCGCAGCTTAAGGTCTGGGATTTCAGCCGCTTTGGCAGCGCCAACCGCTTGCCTTTGCCAGTCAGACATCGAAATAGGCGAAAAGGAAACGGAGCCCGCAGAAGCCTTGCCCTTACCAGAAGACACTGTCGGTGCTACCGAAACACCCCCTGGGCTCACCGACATAGCCGCAGCAATCTTCCTGTCGTCTTCGATGCGTCGATTCCGCTCACGGCCAAGCTCACGGTTAAGCGCACTGGTCGCCATCGAATCGCCAAGGCGAGCCCCGCGCAAAGCGGATGAAAACGCATCCGCAAAGGAGTTTGGCCCAACAAGCGAAAGTGCTTCCGGGTCAACCGTGTATTTCGCGCGAGCCATTCCTAGAGCCTTCCCATTCCTGGCCGCATCGACGAGTACAGGTCGCGGGACATCTGCTGACCGCTAGTAAGCTCTCCAGAAGATAGGCCCATGCCAGCCGCTGCTTGAGAGTCCGCAAGGAACTGCCCGTACTCTGCTTCAGCCTGTAGCTCTTGAGCAAGCCTGCGGCGGCGCTCTCTTGCGTCTTCTCTGTCCGTCGCATCCTGCCTGGCTCTTTCCATCAGGTCGAGGGACATTTGTGGCATGTTCCTTTGCGGGAAAGCATCCATCAACGCATCGTTTTCGGCCCTTGTGTTGCTTCTCACATAGTCGCTGAGGCTGGCATCTCTTTCGGCCATTCTCAGTAGTCGGGCGTTTTCATCGGGCGTGTTGATTCTCACATAAGCTCTCGGGCTGAGTGGCGGCGTGGGTGGAATCTCCAGAGTCTCTGGTTGACGCGGTGTCTCTCTTTGGGCCGCGCGCATTAGACCCTCCATCTGCCTCTGCTGTCTAAACCTACGCAAGGTCTCTTCGTCGTCTTCCATCTGCCTCTGCTGGCGCTGCTGGCGCTGCTGGCGAAAGTTCCGAAGATTGTCTCCGTCGGCAGACAGTCGGTCCATTTTTTGGTTTTGGATCTGCTGACGAAAGCGGTTCAGAGTCTGCTCGTCGTTTCCAGCATTGAGGGCCATTCTCATCAACTCGCGGTTGTCAGCCTCTGTGTTGTTAAGAAAACCCATGTCCATCCCACGGGGCGCAACCCTTCTTCGAGCTACAGCCCTGCGAACAGGGGCTGGACGAACAGTCTCTTTGGCGAACTGGTCGAAGAACCCACCGGAAGACGGAGCCTCTTGAGCTACTCGAGCAAGAGCGGCGTTTCGCGCCTCTGACTGGTCTTGCCCTGAGCCCCAGATAGAAGCCTGAGTCCCGCCAGGACGCAACTGCCCCAGCGTCCCCTCTACCGTCCTCTGAGCGATAGCAGACGCTGCCGGTGCGCTGAGTCCCTGCTCGAGACCCTGTGACATGTAACGCTCGTACAGCGCCTTTGTTTCGGGGTTGCTGTAATCAGCCATAGAAGTCTCCGTAGTCGTCCTCGAGGGCTCGACGGTATGCGGATGCCCGTTGCCTTCCGGCCCCCTGGAATCCTGTTGCGGACTGACCCTGTCTTCCGCCACCTGCACTAGGAATAGTGCTAGCCAGAGAGGACAAGTCCAAAGCGTTAATGTTTCCTGGGCTCAGGTTCCTTGACTGGATGTCGCCTTCGGCGCCGATAATCCCAGAGGCGTGTGCCGAGCGACCAGCGCCAATAGCCTGGATGGCAGCGCCGAGACCGGCAAATGGACCTCCAGCAGCCTGCAAGCCAGTGCCTATTGCAGCGTCAATTACCGACCAGACTTGGTTACCCGCCGCGTCTCTAGCAAGCCGCCTTCCGACTGCTTCGTTTGCTCGTCGAAGAAGGTCAAACCGAGCAGGGTCTTGAGACATCTGAGACAGTCGCTTTCTCGCTGTCTCCGCAGCCTCAGACTGACGACGCGCCATAACCTGGTCCATAGAAGAGCCGAGAGCGTTCTCAAGCGCAGTTCCGCCAAAACCCATACGCTTCGACAGGTCTTCATTCAAAGCCTCTGCAAGAGCCCTTCCTCGACCCTGGCCCTGCTGAAGGCGACCCATGATTTGACGAACCTCCTTCTCTTCGCCTGGGCGAATGAATCGGTCGTAAATCTCCTGGCCTGTGATTCGCTTGCCTGGGCCGATGTTTTTGCCAGCAGCCCTCTCAGTTGCGCGGCCAGCCTCAAGCCTGCGAAGCAGTTCGTCCTGAGTCTCAATTCTATCCCCGACAGCCATTACGCAATCTCCCCAAGCATTGCTGTGCTTCCGCCGGGAAGCTGAACTCTTGTAGTGTCGGACTCTAGGTCAAGACTTCCGACAGGCTGAGTATCAAGACCGGACAAGAAACGATCCGCCAACGGACCAAGGTTCCTTTGCAAAAGCGCGGAAGCGTACTCGGCACCAGAGCCAACTGCACGACCTATCGCTTGCTCTCTTGAACGACGAAGAGCATCTCGCCGCATAGACTCTTCAGCAAGAAGCCGCCTCTTACGCTGCATCTCAATAAGGTCTGCGCTCAGGCCGATAGCAGAAGGCACAAGCTGTCTGTCCAGTTGAGCAGCGCCAGCCTGGGCAAGGTCTACACCGCGCAAACCAGCAGAAGTTGCACGAACAGGGATGTCACCTGGGGCTCGCCCGACACCGGACAAAGCACTCTGCATAGAGAGCTGACGCTCTCGTCGAGCCTGCTGGCGAAACGGAGCCTCTGAAAAAGTTCTCTGCATGTACTCCGGCTCCCCCAAATCGCGGAATGGGGTCGTTGGAAACATGGGCTTGCTGAAGTTATTAGCCATTGTTTTTAGGGTACTCCGTCAACGGTACAAGGCAACTACGTTCAGACTTCGACCGCCGCACTTCCACTGGATAAAGCCACCCTGTTGAGCAGCGGGCGCAGCGCCTCCCCCGATGACTGGGCTTACTGTGCTCGAGCGAAAGTCCAAATGTACCCAGAGGTCATGCCAACCAGCAGAAACACTGCTCGCCACATGGTCTAGGTGGACAGGCAGTGGCAATCGGGTTGAGTCTTCTCCAACCTCAATTTGCTGAAGAGGAAGGGTAAGGATTGCGGTCCCGTCTAAATACAACTGTGCGCTTACGACATGGGTAAACGTGTTGGAAGATGTGTAAATCGCAGTCTTCGCGTACAGAAGATCTACCGTCGCACTGATGCTCAGGTCTCCCTGGTTCTTCATGTAGAAGCGAAGGGACAAGTCCTCTACGTCGAACCTATTAAGAAGGTCGAAGTAACTTCCAGACTGGATGATGAGCGTGTCTGCGTCAGCGGCGCCAGCAAACCTGATAGGCAGAGACGCCGTCAGCCCACGGTTGTCTACAGACCAAACCTCTGTAAGAGAGTTCTTGTGGAAACACGTCGCATCGAGCGTGTTTGCCGCGATGTTGTTTACATCAACCGCAGCGTTTACCGCTGTGCCCAAATCACTAAACCCGGTGTTTACCGTGGCCGAGTCAAACGAGTCTCCATCATTGATAGTCGGCGGGGAATACGTCGCCATCGCTATCTCCGAACCGCAAGGACCGACATCGTCCCGCTGTTGATTTGTGCGTTTGTGCCCTTGGCGTCAAGCTCAACGACCATCGTGTCTGCAGTAGCAACCGCCATCCAGGCGATCTTGATTACCTGTTTGCTGTCAAGCGGAGCGGTCGTTCCGATTAAGTCAAAAACGCGGGAGACAACCGCAGACCCAGATATTGAAATCTGAAGCTCAACCGACGCACCTGTGTTTGTTGGCTCGACGACAACAGACGCTCTTACAAGAAAAGCCTGGGTGTTAAACGTCGTATAGGTCGCTGGAGATGCCCCGATCCTAGCCACAAAGCTACCCGTAAGCGCACCGGCAGCAGCAGACTTTGTCTCTAAGCTTTTCCAGGCTGTTGCTGTCTCGCAATGGCGAGTGTGGACTGCGCCAAACTCAACATCTTCTGGTCCGACACCCCCAGTGTTGACCATGTCTCGCAGGTCATTGAAGTTCTTCTGCGTATCTGCAGCGTCAAGGTCGTCGCCCAGCCGGATTCGGTAGGTGTAGCTCATCGAGCAAAGCCCATCGCAAGTATTGTCCTCTTGTTCACGTAGGCTATTTCGCTGTCGTTTTGCCTAAGCTCTGCCCCCTGCATCTGAATAATGTGTGGGCCAGGTTGGAGGAAAATGCACTCCTCTACGCACGCAGACCAATAGGCGTCAGAGCCTGTGTTTTGCTCTGCAGGCACCGTGATGACCGTATCTGATGGCTTTCCGTCTATTAAAAGCCTTAGACGAATACCTCGATACGGGGTCAATGGAAGCGTTCCCGCAGCAGCCTTCCACTCGACCTGTCCGATGATGACCATGAACATCGCGTTCTGAACGGTAAACTCAAGGGATACTGGCGTTGATGAGCCCGCTCCGTTGTAAATCGGAATCCACGCCCCACGGGCTGTCTTTACCGACCCCGTAGTAATCGTTGTCATTGCTTCTGGGTTACCCGGATTCGGGTCTGTAATGAGCAAAGACGTGTCGTGCGTAAACGTTGTGGTGTTCTGATTGCCAGACGGAGTGAGGGCAAGAATCCCTGCAACACCTAGGTCTTTCAGATTGTTTTGGTCTACATCGCTTACTGCTTCTTGAGCCCGGTGGAACTCCCGCATGAGGCTGTCTGCGTTTGCCACATACCCGCTATGGAAAACAAACTTCGGCTTGTAATGCATTACTCAGCCTCCAGTCGAATCATTGCGCGAAACAGCGGCGCCTCATCGTCAAGGTTAGGAACTGTCGGTGCGCCTATCTGGCGAAGAGCCATGTTCAATCCGTTAAGGAAGTTCGCATTCAACTGGCCTGTAGTTACACCAACGTCTAGTGACCTGATAGCAATTTCAATCCTTCGTAATATCTCAGAACGTTGCATCGGTGCCGTCCTGTCGCGAGCCGTGGTCCTCATAGAAGACCTCGAAGCCAGCGATATGGAATGGCGTGTTTGACCCTGTTGTCTGGAAACCAAACCGAATGCACTTGCCCAGGACGCTGACCTGATCGTCGCTCGTAATGTCTACCCGGACAGACCTAATACGTGCGCCGTCCCACTTTCTCGAGGTGTCCCAACTTCCTGAGTCCCAAAGAACAGCGTCGTTGTTCCCGTCAGGGTCAACGTAAGTAAGAGTCGCAGATCCTGTCCCCGCGTCTGTTCGCTCATCCCATGACGACGCCCAGTCGATGGAGATGCTGTGCGAGCCGTCTTGAACGTAGTACACCATGACGTGGCTGAACCTTTTGTCAGCACCAGGGTCTCCCATGTCCAACCAGCGAGTCTCCCAACGACCCTTGTATGCCGTATCGCGGATGTTGTCGTCAGCGTCCCAAAGGCCCAGCTCCCACTTCTTTGAGCCCCCAGACTCCGACTGGAATATGACAACAGTCTCCTGCTTGTAGTTGATTGCAGCGCCTAACACGAACCCAGTAAGGCGGGTGATGGCGCCCGTGTCGATGTGGATAGCCCACACCTCATTGTTGTAGTCCGAAGCCCCAGCGTTTACCGACAAGTAAACCCTTCTCCCTGAGCGGTCTGCCCACCCGAAAGAGTCCTGCAGATAAGCAGGGGGGAGAAGGCGAACCATCTCGTCTAGTTCTCGAGACAGTGGCTTTGTCTGGGAGCCGTCTGTGACGAAGAAACCGTCGTCGCTAAGGAAGTACACGCGACCGTCAAACTGGACAATGCCAAGGTCAGACACCGCACCCACGCCTCGACTGATAGGCGAAAGAAGCGGGTTGTCATCGCGGTCATGCGACAACAAGAAGATGCTGTTCCTCTTGAAGACGAGCGCGTAGTCGTTTGCCACAGATGCGCCGGTAATCACGTCTCCATCAAACGATGAAACGTCGAGCACGTTCTGTGTGGGCACTGCTTCTGGAGAGTTAGTCTTGCTGTAGTACAGGAAAGACGGGGTGTCGCTGACGCCCCAGTAGTAAGTCCTGCCGCGAAACACGAATGCGCTTTTGCATACCGGAGGAGGAGAGTTACTACCTTCGGCAAACAAGGACACTGTCGAAGGCTCGTTGCCCGCCCCGATGTAGTCCATGAATAGCTGCCCCTTGATGCCGTTAAGGCGGCGAATCAAGGTGTAGGTAATGCCGTCTGTCGCGCGATAGAAGTTACGGGCGACAACGTTCTCTTGCTGTGGGGTGCAGTCTGAGACGACAGCGATATTGAAGAAGTCGTCTGTTGATACCCCGGAGTCGTTTGTCGAGGTAATGAAGGACGCTTCGCTTTCTTGTCCTCTGTCGTTGATGTAGGTCTGGACGTAACTGTAAGTCACATCCACCGTCCCCTTTGTAATAGCTAGTTCGCTAAACAGGGTGCTTGCGCTCTTTGTGTTGAGGACCGCAGTACGCACAGGAGGGGGTGGGGCAGTCACGCCTAAAGGCGCTTTGAGGTGACCGTCAAAACGGACATTCTGGTTTTGCCCGTCGAAGAACATCAGCATGTCTGCATACCGACAGGCTCGTACAGCGTCTCTGCTTCTGCGCTGAGACCTAAAGCCATCGGCAACCGTATTCAGAGTATTGCCCTCGAGGACTGCTACCTCGTCTTCATAGGCAATAAGCAACTCGGTGCTTCCATGATGGTGAAGCTGGTACAGGCCGAAAGCGCCGTTCGTAGAGAAGCCTGGGTCTGCATCCCCACCGCTCCACTGAACTAGCTTTGAGATGCCCTTCACCTTTGCGACTTCGCCGCGCAGCGTGAAGACAACACCCTCGGTGTCGTTGGAAGACCCCTTCTCTTGCCAGATTCGCGTATCTATTCCAGATACGTTTACCGGCTCAAACCGACGCGACTTACCCTTTGCGCCAGCCATCTAGGGGCTCACGATGGTGTCGGGCCAACCCGTGTCGAATCCGCCGAAGTTAGACCTTCCGCCAATCTCAAGAACCTTTGATGCTTCAACAGAGTCCTGGCGCATCATCAAGTCGATGCCTCTCTCAAACCTCTGTTGTGCAGAACCGGCTCTGCCCTGCTCGTCTGCAGAGCCCAACATCCGCATCTCTGCGCCGTCGAGCCAAACGTTGTCAAACGTTGCCGGGAACAAGGGGCGGTCGTTGTCATCCGCTAGGTCAACTCCCCGGTTGAGGCAGGTAACCTCGATGCTGTAGACGCCAGCCGGAACAGGCCAAAGACGCATGAACGCTTCGGTTCCGCTTTCTGGTCCTCGAGCACCCAGGTACTCGTCAGTCAATACGTCTGTAAACGCCCCACCGTATGTGGTCACATCTCCAAGGAAGTACGGGACATCACCGCTCGCACGGCTTCGATAAACGCGGACTAGGAAGTCTCTTCGGGACGGTGGAGTCACCGTTACAGCATGGGTTGGCGAATGGCCGGGTTGAGTGAAACTCACATATGGCGATAAGCCAGACTCAGCTCCGCTTTGCTTGTCGATGTACGAGCACCAGTACTTGTACTGCCCATGCGCGGGGCCTGGTCCGGTTCCTCCTCCAGCGTCTACAGCCTCAGGCGCTGACACTGGTGAAGGGTTTTGCTCTCGGCGGATGACGCAGTAGTGGCAAGGCATTCCAGAGGTGCTGGGATCCCATCGAGCAGCACTGTCCTGCGCTGAAGCATTCAGCCTACTCGCATATCCTGTTGAGCTACGAAGAGAGACCTGGAGAGCAGCATCTGTATCTAGAGGAAGAGCAACCTCGTCGTACAGAATGGTGGGCTTTTGACCCGTGACAGACGGACCCGTCCAGGGCGCGTCCAGCGTGAGAGACGTACCCGCTGAGTTGATGTTCACAACTCTTACGGTTTTGCTCCCAACAATGAGTCGCTTCCCCCACAACGTCACCGGACCAGTGCTTGAGATCGTTGCGATCCTGCTGCCCTGAGTCGCGGCGAACGTTGTGATGGAAGACGAATCCTGTGCCGTGGTCTCATAGCGATGAGTACGACGCAGCCATGACCAACGCTTCCGAGACTCAATGTCCCGGCGAGCGTCGTTCAAGAACCCGTTCAGCGCAGCGTTGGAGTAGCTCCGGTCGGAACGTCTCCGCTTCAACGCTGATCGCGCATCAGCGAGGCGCATATTGCCTCCGATTTACGCGGGGTTAGTAGGTGACGGCACGCTTGAGCGTGATGACAAACAGACCCGAAAGGTTATTCGGGTTAGCTGACTTTTCACAATCAAAGAATGCAACCTCTCCGTTATTCACGGAAGAGGCTGTCAGCGTGAAGTCCTCAGCATCCAACTCGCTCAAACCGTCAAGAGACGAAGCGCGAGTATCAACTGCGGCCATCATTTCCGCATCGCCAGTACCAGCCGTTCCAGCATTCTTAAGCTGAATCGTCCAGTAGTCGGTTCCGTTTGCGGCAAGGTCAGCGTCAGGGATAAAGGACACCCTGTCGATAACCTGGTCGCCATCAATCGCATACGCGACAGGAACAAGAGCAGTATCACTAATGTTCACCGACACCGCATACTGAACCAGGCCAGCAAGAGTACGAGGCCCATTAGTTCCCATTGAAAGGGGAGGGGGCAAAGCCATTGGGTGGCTCCTTTTGCTGGTTAGAGCTTGATGATGGTTGCGGAAACAGTCGTGTCGTCTTCGGTTGCAGCCTTATGAGCCACCGCGACCGTCTTGCGAAGGTCAACGAGCGCAAGGATGTTGTCCCGCAAAGCGGCAACATCCGCACGCAAAGCATCAGCTTCTGCAGAAGCAAAAGTTGCGTTGAAGCTTGCAGGAGACGTGAGGCCAGCCACGTCAAAGTCTGTGTTCGTAGACTTCACAAGGTCTGCAGAACCGTTCACCGCAACCAGCATGTCGCCAGCAGCGATTTGGTTTGGAGCAGCAGCGTCAACGTTCACCAGCGTGCTAAATCCCTCGACAATGAGAGGAATGTTCGCACCATCCTGATACTCCGTTGACGCCTGCAGCGGACCTTCTGCTGCGTGAACAATGCCACGACGAGCAACAAAGCTTTCTGGCAGTGCTGCATCGAGCACAACACCAGTCACCTCGTAGCCGTCTCCGTCTCCGTCAACAACATCGTACTGAACGCACGCGCCAGCCTTGATGGCCGCACCCGTCTTGTTCATTGCGTACAAGATTGCCTGTGGCGCTGCGCCACCAATCTGTGCTGAAGCACTCATTCTTAACTCCTAGTATACGGGGTCGTTGGAGCCGAAATCGACGGCGCCCTGACGCTTGAGGCTGGAACAAGCCAGCAATGGGTTGAGGTATCCGTTGACGACAAACGCATCCTGGTTGACAGGCTTGCGGGGGGCGTCGATGCGGAGGATCTTGCGGTTGCTTTGACGCAGGAAGTGAAGCTGGAAACCGAAACCATCACCCATGTTCTGGGGCATGTTGTTCAAGCCGGGAAGCGTAAACATTTCGGGCTTAATTCCACCCTTCACGGTCTGGCCGGTAGTGGTCAAGAAGAAGCACTTGCCGCTGCCGCTCAGGTTGTCCGCATCGTAGACGACGGGCATCTCCTTGAACATCATGTTCTCGTAACCGTAGTCAGCCATCGTCGAATCGAAGAGGCGCTGCTTCGGGGCCAACTCCTTCTCGTAGAACCCGTAGACCACATCGTCGATAATCGCGATGTCAGGGTGCTTACCCTGTCCCGAGCAAGCCCGGTAGGTTGCGTTCCAGGTGTCGATACCGTCTACACCGAAACGGCTAATCTCTCCGTACTGGTTGCACCAGTTGGAGTAAGAAGCCTTGCTCAATCCGCCGGGGCTACGACCCGCAGCCTGCTGCGCTGTAATGCTCGAGAAGTCGATGAAGGTCTCGAGACCATCAACCCGCTTTGCGGGAAGAGCAGTTCCGTCACCCATCAGATCAGCACTCACGTCCGCGAGGAAAGTGTGCAGAGCCTGGTTTTGCTTGCTCTCAGCAAGGCGGATGACGCGGGACTTGCCCGAGTTCTCATCCACTTCCTGCTGGTCCATCGTCCACGAGAAGCGGTACTTCGGCCAGCCCTGGTAACGAGCCTGCTCGAGAGTGTTCTCAGGAGTGACCGAGAAGCTTTCAAACTTCGCGATTGCGCCTGTGTTCACCGAGTCCTCGAGAACAACAGCACACCGAACCTCGGTACCTCCGTCCTCGACCGTGAACGCGCCACCACGCAGGCAGTGGAGCATAAGCGGGTGGGCACGCATAATGTCATACGTGACCTTCGGGTTGATCTTTGGGAGAGTCGCTGCAACGACTCCAACCAGATCAATGGAAACGGTGTTACTCATTTATTTCAGCTTTCGCCTGCTGGGCCTGAGGCCCATTCGGTTGTAAACGTAACAGCAGCATCTGCTGGAACGCCCTTCTCTAGAAAAGTGTCGGCAAATGCTTCACCGAACGACATGGGAATCTTGCTAGGTGCGCGACCGGCGCCAGCGTAACCAGAAGGACGTGGCTTAGGTCGTTTATTTGGTTGACGCCTTGCGGGCGCCGCTTTTGCTGAAGCCTGACTTGCCTGAGCAAGTCGAATCAACTGGCGAGCAGCAATCTGTGGATGACTGTCTGCGAGCTGAACAAGGTCTGCGTTGTTTGGGTCTTCAAGAAGACTTCCAACTGCGGGACCAAGGCTCTTTCCGTTTACGCCCATCTGACTTGCCACTTGGTGGTAAGCAGACGTGAACGCTTCTCGACGACGAATCGGCGTGATTCCGTTCTGCAACTCTTGAAGCTTCTCGAGGAGAGGAGCCGTTGCTGCGTCTACCGCGCGTGACACGTAAAAGTTGACGTAGTCGGATGGCGATGTGCTCTGCGGGTCAGGCTCAGGAACCTCTTCGTACTCGTACTCGACCTGGTCGTTGTACTGCTGGGCCGCTTGCTGTTGGGCAATGACCATGTGCTGAAGAGTTTCGACTTGCTTTTGCAAAGCCATAACGTTTGGATCGACTTCCGGTGTTTCCGGCGCGGCGACCTGTTCCTGCTCTACACTCTCTTCAGCGAGTGTTTCGTCTCCAGGGTCTCCGCTTGCGAAGTCGAGAACTTCTTCCGTCTGCTGCTCGTCCATGTTTCCTCCATCGTTTCTCGCGCCACAAGACCGGGATTAGACAAGGACTGTGGTTTACGAGTAAACGCTAGTGCTAGCCTGAGCAAGCCTCATGCGATTGTCAACAAGGGATTTATAAATGGCGCGTATCAAACTAAGCGACCACATGATCGACAAGTTTCTCGGTGATATGAGGTCTTCTCAGCATCGCATTGACGAGGAATGGCGACCACGGTGGAACAAAGTCGAGGCTGCATACCAGGGCAAATCGCCAGAAGAGATTCATGGAGTTATGGGCGATAGAAACGCCGTCAACTTCAACTTCATTCTCTCTACAGCCAACACGATCATCCCTAGCGTCTTGCCGACAGACCCCTACATCACGTTCAAGTCGCGTGACCCAAAAGACAGAGACGCCGCTTTCGTTGCCGAAGCCTCTGTGAACTACGCATACAAAACAGGTCGAGCAAACTCAGCTACTCGCAACGTTCTTCTCGACTGCGAAAAGTTCTCGATGGGTATCGGCAAGGTTGTCTACAACCCCGCAGGGAATGTGACCCCTGTTATCCACTACGACCAAGATGCAGAGATCGAACTCGACCACGACGAAGACGCTTTGGATGGGGCTATTGGTTCAGAGATTGCCTACGAGATGGAGTCTGAAGGGTTCAACATGCTTATCGAGGGAGACGGGATTGATATCCCAACCCTCGAGCGTGTGGCTCCGTGGAACTTCTTGTTCCCTGAGGGGCATGACGACATCAACAAGTGTCCGTGGGTAGCAGAACGACTTCTGGTCAAGCTCGATGACCTCCGCATGTACGAAGGCTTTACTGTAAAGCCACACGTTATGGCGAAAGAGAATCTCTCTCTTCATATGCCAGGAGGAACTCTCGAAGCCGCCATCATGCGACAGCCGGGTGCAGATATTGACCCAGGCTTTGTCGCTCTTTACGAAATTCACTACTGGGTGCGGCAGAAGAGAAAGCTTGTCCGAAGGATTCTCTGGATCCTCGACAACACCAACGCACAAGGCTTTGACCGCGTCGTCAGGCACATCGAAGACGACAGCGGCATGCGCGGCTATCCCTTCGTCATGCTTCGCACTGTCGTAAACCCCGGCAAGATGTGCGAGCCAGACATTGCCGACCTCGCCACAATCCAGCCAGTCGCAGACCGGCTTAACGCTGAACTTGCTGCTGTGCTTCGGCATCACAAGCAGGCCAGCAAGCAAAAGTATGTGGCCGCACCTGGCGCTCTCTCAGGTGACTCCCAGTTTGAAAAGCTACTTCGCTCTGAGCGAGACCTATCTGCTGCCGAGCTTCCGTCTCAGTTCAACGACGTAAGGCAGGCTCTTCAACTTGTGCCCATCGCCCCGATGCCGCCAGACGTTCCGTTCATGCTGCAGACGCTGCAGCGACTCATGTACGAAATCGGAGGCGTCGATGTCTTCCAGCGCGGAGGAGTTGCTCGAAAGGGAACCACCGCAACAGAGGTCGCAGTCGCAAGTCAGTCTTTCCAGAACCGAGCGCAAATCCGAAAGCGTGCTGTCGAGCAGTTCATCGAAGATGTTGCTCGTCGTTACCTTGACTGCATGCGTCGATACTGGACACAGACAAACTGGATTCGAGGAGCTGGCACTGGAGACGATTCGTTTATCGAAGTCAGTTCAGAGCGCATGAGAGGCGCATTCGACATCACGGCAAGCGTGTCTGAGTTCGACCCGAACGAGCAGACAAATGAGTTGCAGGCGTTCAACGGATTGCTTCAGACGATTGCTGCCACCATTCAGACGATCATGCCCCTGGTACAGGCGCAGGTTCTTCCGAAGGACACAATCAACAACTTCGTACGGAAAGCGTTTGAGCTTTGGCGCCAGGACAGCCGAAGGCTCATTGGCCCGCTTTCATCTCTAGCCAACCCGATTGCATCGCAACAAAACATTGCAGCGCAGGGACCGGCTAACCCAGAAGAAGAGATGCCGTCTGCAGGGGAAGACGTACAAGCAGCGAGCATCAACGGACAAGGTTTTGGTGGGGGTTTTCAAGGGATGTCTGGGGGACTGGCGGGCACTGGGCCTAGACCGGGAGCCGGACAAATTGTGGAGGAATAGACGTGCTTTACGAGTTCAAATGCCAGAAGTACACATGCAAGCGTGTGTTTGAAGAGCCGATGTCCCTATCTCGATACGAGAAGGTATTGGCTATGGACCCTCCCTTCTACGAGGTGAGGTGCCCCATGTGCGATACGAAAGCCCCGAAGAGGCACTACACGGCAATGTCTACACCTCGAGTCCACAGGGACTACGGAGAGTGGAACCCCCGCACAGCCCCGAAAGAGCTTGTAGGCAGGTCGTGGACAAGCAAGGGAGAGAAAGAGCAGCAGGTCCGCGAAGTCATGGGCAGCAACTTCGTCGTCGGTGAAGTTGACCGCGACAAGACGGTCAAGCCTTTCAACCCTCAGGCTGTCCACATCAAGGCGAAAGACGTGAAGCGACCGACAGGTCCGATTGACGTGAAGTCTGCCGTGCAGAAAGCAATCAAGCCCGGTGTCTCCTTCAAGGTGAAGAACCTGGCAAAGGAGATTAACGCTCCGTACAACCGGGTCTACACCATCGTCAAGATGCTTGATGGCGTGACGAAGGTTGCCCCTGGAGAGTTTCAGCTTTCTAGTTAGCTACTGCTGGATGTACCCGCTGGCTGCGGCGTTTAAGTCTTCAGCCTCCTGACCGGCAATCTCCCACATCTCCTCCGTCCACGTAGAGGCGTCCCACGGGTTGGGCTCGTCCTCTGCTGGGCGCTGGTTAAGGCGACCGATGTAGTGGGTAATCGCGCAAGCGATTATTGCACTCATCGCATCGTCGTCGTGCATGCCGGATGGCGCACTAATCTTCAACATCCGAGTGCCTTCTGAGTCTGCTGTCACCGTTGCTGCTCTAAGGGCACGTAGCTCTTCAAACGCATTGCGGCTTCTAATCTTGATGTACTTCTCGCGGAACGCTTTGATGGCGAGGCCGATCGCTGCGTTCTTGCTCGAGGAGGTAGTACTCCACCCCAGGAGCGCAGTAGGCGAGTTGCCTACTTGGTTGACTACCTTCCGCCTGTACAGATTGTAGTAGCGCGTGTGATAGAGCATCGCGATTAAGCCGTGACCGGCACCTGTAGCCTCTGGCGCGAGGATTGCCCGGTTGTAGTAAATGGAGATGAGCAGGAGAACGTCTGCGTACTGGACCTGATCGACCTTCCCCCTCCACGCAGCAACCTGCTCGAGCGTAACCTCGTCTACAACCGTGACCGAGTCCCAGTCACCATCGTCGTGTCCAGCAGCCACATCTGCCGCGACAAGGTATCGACGGCGGGGCTCAGGATGCTTCCACACAGAGAATTGCCCGACTCCCGGCATAGCCTCAATCAACTCAGGCTTATAGGTAGTCCACATCCGCTCATACTTGTCGGGAGACCACTGAGAGGAGTCCACTATCTCGTACCACTTGTGCTCTGGGCATGAGTGGAACTCACCAGGGTCGAAGCCGACGTATGGCGCACAGATGTCGCAGGCGCACACAAAAGCCTTCTCCTGATAGTCCATGTCGTTCTTGTCGAACACAAGGCGACCGGTACTCCCAAAAGCCTCTTCGTCGGTAGACGGGTACTGCTGGCGGAAACCGGCCTGGTCTCCACCACACTTCGTCATGATGGTTTCCCTGCGCCACTGAAGAGCCTCGAGGGAAACGTAGTCTCCAAACCTGTCGAGCAGGTCTTGCTCATCAGGAGCCAGCGTCTTTCTGAAGTCCTCCTCTGAAGACTTAAGAGGCTTTCGGTACTCCGTCATCAGGAACCACGGAGTGAAGATGACGTACCACTGACTGTTCTCGTCGCCTGGGTACTTCTCTTTCAGCGGCATCCAGGGCGGAATGTCACCGCCAAAGACCCTGCCGTTTGAGTACATCTCATGGTGGTAGTCGCCGCCTCCCTCGCACGTTGACTCGACATACACAAAGGAGTCGGGCGTATCCGGCACCGACTGCATCATGTTGAGCATGAACTCGCGAGGGTTGTTGTAGAGGGCAATCTCGGATACGTGAACCTTGCGAGCGGTGATGCCGTTTGCGCTTGTAGCTCCGCGAGGAAGCACCACGTTAAGACGCGAACGCAAACCCTCTGCGCCTCGAGGTGACCGGAAGTCTAGAGCGGTCCGGTTGTCGTATTTACGCTTTGGCTGAAGGCTCTTCGGAAGGTGCTCGTAGAAGAGTTTGCACTTCGTAAACACCTCATGGACCGTCTTGTCCGTATGGGCGACAAACAAAGCCGTCTCGTCAAACTGGGTGACGCACTGGTGAAAGCAGTAGCCCTGGACGAATGTTGAGCAGCCTGTCTGGCGGGCCTTCGCTTCCCATACGCGAACAGGCTCTCCTGCAGCCTGGATGCCGCTAATCAACTCCCATCGGATTCGTTGTGGAAGGTTGAGAACAAGCGACTCGAACGTTCCAGCTTTCGTCTGTATTCGTAGTAGTTCGGAAGCGAACTCTGGGAAATCGACGTAGCGTCCCGAAGTGAGTTCTGCTTCAGCCGATCCCTTAGGGGCCGACCTATCCTCCCCATCTTCCCCCTTTTCATTCTCCCTATCGGCTGGAACCGATTTGCCGTAACGCCCTTTGGCATGTGCCATATCTTCTCCTTTAGCTTTTCGCCGGTAATCGGGTTCAACCCCATCAGGTAATCACGGCTGAAAGACTGAATGTCTGAAAGAGCCATCCTGCTCTTTGTGTGGTGTCTCGCTACCCAGTTCGCAAGACCGCGCAGCGTCTGCTCTCCGTAAGCCTGGGGAGGCGTCATCTCGATTCCTGCGTCGGCAAAGTCTTCATGCATCTGACTTACAACGTATGGGTGAAACCAGATGGTGCGAAACTCTTTATCTGCAGTTGGCCCTCGAGTGACAAGTTCAATGCGCTCGCTTTCAAGCAAAGACATGTACGTCTGCACGTAGATGAGAGGCACACCCAGAGCAAGGCAGGCGACTAGGTCTGAGACCACTGTGGTGTGTGAAGCTATCCACATGTTGATCATCGGGCTCCACAAATCCAGAACGATGGCGCTCTCTGGAATAGGACAGCCGACAACACGCCTCCTCTGCATGCCGGGAAAGCGCATGTAAGGAGAAGCGTCTCCACGCATCGCAGCCTTAAACTCCCGCATGTGACGCTCAGGGCGAGAGATATCACCAAACCTGGTCCAATCCCCCGCCCCCCACATCGAACCCTTTACGTCCCAGCGATGCGCTTTGACCTTAGAGAGTTCACTCGTCTCATTCTTGAGCCACCACGACACACCTAGTCCGCAGGCTCAGACTTCTTCACGGCTTTCTTAGCAACCGGGCGCTTCGTCGTTTTTTTTGCGGTAACTGGCTTTTCAGACCATCGCCACACCTTTGCGACGAGAACGCCACGCATGAGCTTTGCCCCAGGGTACAACTGCTCTGGCGTGTACTCCTGGGCGCCCGAAGTAAGCTGGAGCTGGGCCAGACCTTTGTCCTTCTGGTGACGCCAGCCCGTGACCATCACGTCCCTAATCTCTCCGAAGTAGTTCACCCGCACAAAGTCACCGATACGGACGTTGCCTTTCGCTACATTCATCTCAAACATCTCAATCCCTTCTCGCCTTTCGGCATAACTCAATCGCAATAAAGAAGACCCGACATGCTCAAAAAGCGCCGAGTGCTAAGGAAAAGGAAAGTCAAAAAGCGTGACCCGAAGCTCGCTAGCGCAGGGGTCTCTGCGTACAACAAGCCGAAGAGGACACCCAGCCACCCAAAGAAGTCGCACGTCGTTGTCGTAAAGAAAGACGGGCAGACAAAGACAATCCGCTTTGGAGAGCAGGGCGCCTCGACCGCAGGAAAGCCAAAGCCTGGAGAGCCCCTTCGCATGAAGAAGAAGAGGAAGTCCTTCAAGGCGAGGCATCGGAAGAACATCGCTAAAGGCCCGATGTCCGCTGCTTACTGGGCTGACAAGGTGAAGTGGTAGACGAGGAGTCGAGCCTGTCGGCACAACGCTCCACAAATCGAGACAGCTCTCGCAGCGCGGAAGCTAGCCTTCGGAAAGCACAGGGCACAAATCCTCCATACTTGCGTACTTACGCAAACACTGCTGTAGACTCCCGCTGAACGTCCAGGGGCTATCCTCCATCCCTCTCAGCCCCCCGCCTACCCACCAGACCCCCCTCTGGTGGGTAGTGTCGGTTTTGGGGTATCGAGGTCCGTCCACCGAAACGTAGGTGTGCCGCTACCGAGCCATCCCCCGCTCGTATTCGTGTAGAACCAGTCAATAGCCTCTTCCTCTGAGCAGTCCCCCATCTCGAGGGTCGCCTGGATGCACAAGTCCGCATCGTAAACAGCAACCCACACACCCAGCTTTCGAGGCCAGTTGTCGTGAGGGAAGTCTGTAATGCCGAGAAGCGCAGCGTCGTAAAACTCGCGAGGCTCGAGAAGCAAGGCGTCAGGGTTCTTCTCCCGAAGAGACTGAACGATCCCCTCAGGCGAATCAGGCCAGGGGCCGTTCATCTGCCGAATCATACGAAGACACCACATCAAACATCCCCCTCGTCACCGTCCAAGGCAGTACTCCCTACATGGATGATGTCATCCACAAGCCCCGACAACTCATCCTCCCAGCCGTCCGGCATAAACCCACGAACACCCCGCAACCGAGCCTGCACCTCCTCAAGACCGTCAAGAGCATCCGCAAGCCAGGACGAAGGAACAACACGACCCCGAGCAGAAGCAACAACGCACTCCCGAGCATAACGAGCAACAGGCATACCCCGACAAGAAGCAGCCTCCACAACCACCTCCCGCTCCTCAACACTCAAACGCAACTCGAGACGAACAACACGACTACCCATAACGACGAAGACTATACCGGCTATTCGGCTCAAAAAAAAAGCGAATAGCCGGCTATCTCGGAACAAAATCGCCGGGTTTTATAGGAAAAACTGCCCCCGCGTCATACCTCCTTATCTTCTTCTCTCAAGCAACGCTCCGCATTGCTCTCCCTCAGAAAACCCAAACCCTCTCGAAAAACACCCCGGCCTATACCCCCTAACGACAAGCCACCCCTGGTCGCAGTCGAGATGAACACAAGCCTTCTCGCATAGATGAAGGGGACATAATAATAAGAGGGGTACCTAATGGGGGGAGGGGGGTAGGGTCAACCTTGAGCACAGCCAGAAACCTCAACGTTTCCAGGCACTTAACCCCCATAGGCTCAACTAAACCTCGAGCCTCTCGCCCTAAGTCTAGCGACGAAGGTTAGCCTGGCGGAAACACTAGGGAATCTGCGCTGGGTGGGTACTCGATACCTAATGGGCGAGCCCCCTCCCCACCTGCCCCTTCTCGGGTCCATACAGAGACACAGCCATCCCCGAAGATTTTACATCTCGCTTTCCCTAGCGATTTCAAGCGCTTGTCCAGGGTAGTGGTCGTGTGCACCTTACTATCGTGTCAGTGTGTCCCCCTGTTCCCTTGTGTCATATGTATGTTGGCGCCTCGCTACTCAATCAAATCAATCAACCAACCAAAGGACCCCAGACCATGATCACTCTTGACACCCCGAATCCTCGATACGTCCGACGCTACCTCAGCGGAGACGACACTATCCCCGGACTAGCTGCAGCTTTGCGCGCTGAGGACTGGGGGAAAGCCTACAGGCTGCTCACAGTCGGGCGCGGTACCGGCTTCTTGGGAACCTCGACCAAGGTTGAGCGTGGAGAGGGCATCGGCGTCCTTACCTCCGTCATCTACCTGTCACCGTTCAAGGCATCGGGCGTAGCCAACATGTGCCCGTTCGCGACGGATGGCTGCATTGAGTCATGTCTAGGTGAGGGTACGGGTCGGATGTCAATGCCCTCATCTCGTCGGGGACGACTCCGGAAGACGCTTCTTCTTCACTTGTTCCCCTTGCAAGCCGTCGCAGGGCTTCAGAAGGAAGCTACCGCCCTGCATAAGCGCGCGGAGCGGATGGGGAAGCGCGCCGCTATCCGACCCAACGGCACATCGGACTTCGACTGGGAACGGTGGCGCGGTGTGCTCATGGACTACACCCCTGGGGTCGTCTGGTACGACTACACCAAGGCGCCTCGCGGCGCGCGAGACCTCAGCGTACCCAACTACACCCTCACCTACTCGGTTAGCGAGCGCCCCTCATCCGTCGATGATGCGCGCGATTACGTGAGAGCCGGTCAAGGCGCGGCAGTCGTCGTCGCAGGGGCCGACGACTCCCGGTCGGGCGCGAAAGAGACCGCACAGACCGTTATCGAGTCGGGGTCATGGATGGGAATGCCCACGACCGATGGGGACGCCCACGACTATCGGCCCGACGACCGGGGAACCCTTAGTGTCCTCTATGCCAAGGGTCGGGCTCTACTGGACCGGAGCGGGTTCGTCAAGCGGCTCGCCTGGTAGCCCACCCCACACCTACCCCACCCACCAACGGAGACCGTGACCATGACCGACTTTCTGCCCCGCTGGGGCGACGGACACATTCCCGAAGACCCGAGAGCCCGATACCGCTCCGCACTCGACTCCTACCGGGCTGCAGAGTTTGACACCTACCGCACTCGAATCACCGGCGCGGAGTTCGCCACCCTCTCCAAGGATGAAATTGCAGGCCTTGAGATCGTCACCGACATCGACGGGCGTGAGTACGTCACCGAGCGCTCACCGACTCCCGGTGAGTGGGCTGACGCCTCCGAAGCCGTGACACGCCGATACCTCAACAGCTACGTGGTCCGCAACACATTGCACCCCTACGCCGACTGGGAGCGTGAGATGTCTAGCCTTCGGGCTGGTCTGTCCGTCTGACCCACCAACCCACCAACCCACCAACCCACCAACCAACCAAGGACACCCAGACCATGACCGAACGACACGACCCGACAGAGAACCCCGACTTCCTCGCCGCCATCGACGGCGCCACCCTCCCCGGCATGTCAGCCACATGGGATCACCCCGGCTTTCTCCTCTGGACCCTAGACGGTCGGGAGACCGGCTTCTACGCCACCCCGGAATCGGAGGGGGCCGAAGGCATCGCCGTCAACATCCTCAGAGAGGGCGAGGGTGGGCACGGCACCTACACGGAGACCATCCCTGTCGAGTGGACGGGGGACGGGGTCGAGGATGCCCACCTTTATCTCGCTGCCATGCGCCGCTGGCAGCGCACCCTGCCGGCCCTGTGGGCTCGATGGGACGGCGACCCAGAGAACGACTGGGTCGGGAACATCATCGAACTCCTCGCAGAGTTCGACAGTTCAAATCTCTGGGAGCCCATCCGATGGGGTGGGGACGACGAGTGCTCTCTGCTCGACATCCTCGACGAGTGGTCCACCTATCCCGCCCGTTTTGACCTCGCCACCTACGGCGACAATATGGTCATCCGAACGACCCCCTTCCCACCGTGCGAGTGCTGCGGGCGCTGATGCGCCACCTAGCAACCAACCACCCCACCAACCCTTGGAGCGACCATGACCGAACGACACGACCACACCGACCTTGAAGCAGATTTTCGAGCGCTCTCCACTGACCTGTGGGTGTACCGGGTGCGACTCGCGGGATTCGACCCAGACACCGTGACAGCCGCGCAGGAACTTACGATGAAAGATCCGTTGGCTACAGCTCAGGCCCTGATTGACCAAGCCGTCGAAGCTATCGAACTTGCCAGCGCTCGATAACCCCACCAACCAACCAACCACGGAGCTGACATGAGACACACACCGCACCCGGCGTTCGCAAGCACCGACATAGGGCCATCGTGCCCATCGCAACCCTGCAGCACCCCCAAATATGGGGAGCCGGTGAAAGACGGTGAGGGCATCTGGGGGTACGCCATCCAAGGTCGGTCCGTCGTCGCGCGCTGCGCGTCCTGCGGACACACCGAGACCATCGGACCGATGATGCGCTGGATCCACTCCCCGGTCGGGGATCTCAGAACCTTTCACGCCCTCAACCGATAACCAACCAACCAACACCGGAGCGACCATGACCCACGACCCCGCCAACGAATTGACCCTAGACGAGGCCCGCGCTGCCGGGTTCGTCATCGACTACCCAGAGCACCCGCGAGGCGTCGGCTGCCCCATCGGTCGGGGTTTCTTCGGTCGAGACGGAACCTACCCGCAGTCGTTCGACCGATTCTTCGTCCACCGCCTATGCCCGTTCGCCGGGTGGCTGAAGCGCGACGACATCAACGGAACCGGCACCCCCGCCTTCCTCGATGGCAAGTCTCGCGACGACGCCCGCGCCTACATCCGAACCGGAGACTGTGACCATGACTGAGACACCCACCCCCCTCCTCTGCGTCCATGACGCATACGATCCCCAGGACGCTGAGTACGCCTCGCTGGAGGCGTTCCTCGACATGTGCGAGGCGTGTTTTGGCGAGCAGCCCGTGCTCACCGAACACAGCGACGGCACCCACACTGACGAGGATGGGATGACCATCCTCGTCCCCGCCGACGAACTGCCCACCCCCAACCAAGGAGACCAGACATGCTGTTGATCATCATTGGGCTCATCCTGCTGATGTGCGTCCCACCCGACGACGCAGAGCCCATCCTCTACCTCTACGTCGCGATACCTGGGCTGCTCTGCATCCTCGCTGGCTTCGCGGCGAACTCACCCCCACAAGACCAAGACGACAACGGAGAGAGACCATGAGCGCCCCATCCTTCGCATCCCGCTGCATCGCCGTCCACCGACAGGGACAGGGACGACCGATGCCCATCCCCACCGACGATCAAGTGCTCGTCTCCTACGACGGCACGAGCTACCTCTACGACGGCGTCGAGGACTGCGAGATCGCAGACTTCACCGAGTGGGCGATCGGAGTGTGGTCCGACGAGCACGACGCCGACGCCACCAACATCGAGGCGAACGCTGAGTTCGGTCACTTCGCCCGAACTCTCTGGCTCGACTGAGCCCCCACCCCCACCCCACTCCACCCCGTACCGGCTCCCGGTCGGGGTTGAGGTCGTAGGGGCACGAAGCCTCGAAGGAGATAGACCATGATCAGCATCGACAGCAACCTTGAGAGCCTCCGAGACCTGAGGGGTGGACTGGTCCACGTCCACTCTCTCGACGGGGAGAGGCTCGACCCACCCCGCACCCTCATACTCGACGACGCCTCAGAGTCGGGGGTCACGCTCCGTGGTCCGAGCGGGCCAACCATCCGAGCGGAGTCGGCTCGCATCGACGCACCGGAGACCGACGCCGAGCGGGAGACCCTGTGGATGGAGTGGGCTGCGACCTGTGGAGAGCCCACCTGGACCTCAGGCCAGTACGGAGAACTCACCGACTACAGGACCGGGGATGTCCTCCGGCCCGCGACCCCATCCGAACTCCACTCCTCACGCAAGGCTGCAGAGACTGACGGTGGGGCTGGAGTCATCGACGTAGACGGGCGCGCCTGCTTCGTCGTCTGAGAAGAACCAACCAGGGAGACCAGACATGAACTTTTCCACAATCGACGACATCACCCAGCGCATGAGGTGCCTCACCCTTTTCGCAGGCGCAGGAGGCGCAGACGTTGGCCTCGCTGACGCTGGCATCGAGCACGCTCTCTCGGTCGAGTGGGACGAAAGCGCGGCGGCAACATCTCGCGCGGCGGGTTTCCCGTGCGTGACCGGAGACGTGCGAGACCTCAAGCTTTACGAGGGGGTCGAGGGCATCGACCTGCTCTGGTCCTCGTTCCCGTGCCAGGACTTTTCCACAGCGGGCAAGCGTGCGGGCGCGAAGAGTGACCGCAACGGCTGGCCCTGGACGATTGACGTGCTCGACAAGGTTCGCCCGCGCTGGCTCCTGTGCGAGAACGTGAGGGGCTTGACCATGCACGTCGGGGACTGCCCGACGAGGACCGGGCGGGAGCAGGCAGACCCGGAGGCGTGCCCGCGATGCTATCTGGACGGGGTTATCATGCCTCAGCTCAAAGAGCGTTTTGCGTGGGCTGAGTGGCGCATCCTCGACGCGGCAGACTTTGGGGTGCCGCAGCGTCGTCGTCGCGTGTTCATCGCGGCGGGTCCGCACGCCATCGAGTGGCCCAGGCCGACCCATAGCGGCGAAGCCCTCGCCGTGAGCAAGTGGGTGACAGGGGAGTACTGGAGCAGCGTCGGCGCAGGCAAGACGGGCAAGCCATCCACCCAGGAAACGCGGTGGCTCGCAGAGCATCGTCAGCAGGGCCTCTTCGGTGCTCCCCCTCGCTTTGGGCTCAAGCCCTGGTGCACGGTGCGTCAGTCGTTGGGGCTCGCCGCAATCTCTCCAGCAACAAACTTCAGCGGCCGCTCGTCACGCACAGGGGAGCCGCAGAGCCCAGACCACCCAGGGATTCAACCTGTCGCGGGCGGAAAAGCTTTGGGCGGGCTCTACGGGTGGGACTGGCTCACCGGGCATGGGACGCTTGAGGCCAGTCGGAACACCGAGGCCAACCCGACTCAGGAACGCCCGCAATCGACCGACGAGCCCATCTTCGCCGTGGGGGGGAAGGGCAACCAGTACCTGAGCATGGTCATGCAGCGCGGGCGGGATGGCGCAGGCGGCGGCACCAGCGACGAGCACACCAGCGTCGATGAGCCGAGCGTGTCGATTAGCGGGGGCGCGGGCGGTAGCACTCGACCGATGCTTGCTTCGCGCTTTGGCGGCGAGTGGAGGAAAGCCAGCCATCCCGGTTTGCTAGACATGCCGTCGCCGGCTGTCAGTGCGACGGAGGCGAAGGGCACGAACGGAAAGGAATCGACCGGCTGGACTGCTCAAGGTGGGCCATGCAGAGCCTCAGACGCTCTTTGGCTCTCGACCGGACGCAGACGGCTGACCGTCGAGGAGTGCGCGATTCTCCAGGACTTTCCTGAGGGCTACCCGTTTAAAGGAACGAAAACCGCGCAATATCGGCAGGTCGGAAACGCAGTTCCTCCGACGCTTGCTCGCGTCCTGACGCGTGCAGTGCTTGAGGCTGACACGGGCGATTGACACACCGACAACCAACCCCTACCGTCGCTCCTCGAGCGACACAACCAGGAGACACCATGACCATGAGCCGAAGACAGCAGAGAGCCTTCAGTCGAGCCCAGCACCGCTGGGACTCGATGACCCCCGACGACGACCCGCCGACGTGCGACGGGCACGAGGGGCGCTACCATAGCCGTCGCGTCTGCGACGCCACCGCGACCGTCGAGACCGACGCCGGCGACCTCTTCTGCGAGGCGTGCCACTCGGCGCGGTCGCTCGACAGTGACCGGGAGAACGGGTTGCTCGACGCGGGCAGGGGGGAACTCGTCTCGGTCGTCAGGTCGGGCGCCCTCTCGCTTCGTCGTCAGGTCGAGTTGCTTGACCTGTGCGACCTTTCCGAGACGTGGGCTGGCTTCGCAGTCATCGAGTCGGAGGCCAACCGGCTTGACGAGAGTGTCGCTGAGGCGTCTCCCGATGTCGCGGACGAGGACTGGGCAGATGAGGTGGGCGACCTCCTCCAGGCACTCAGCGAGGCTGTCAACGAGGTCGAGCATGACCTCGACCAGATGATCGGAGAGGGGTGGGCATACCCGACCTACGAGGAGGCTGTCCGGGTCTCGCTTGAGAGCGACGTGCTCCCCACGCTGCGCGAGAGCCTCGACGACATGATTCGATTCTGCGAGGAGTGGAGCAGATGAGCCAACCCAAACGAAAGCTACTCGTCTCGCTGCGGGCATTGATTGCCCGTGGCGGGGCGGGCGCAGGGACGCACACCAACCGAGAGATGGACCTCCGCAAGGGGAGGTCTCGCAAGACCAAGCACAAATCGAGGAGGAGAGACAATGACTAGGGACGACGTGATGACTCTGGAGACGGTCCTGTGCGAGGGCACGATGGACATGGAGACGGTGTCGAGGATGCAGAGCATGCTCTACGGGATGGACTCCCCCGTGGGCTCCACCCAAATCAGACTGATGAGCCTTCTGACCTGCCTCGATGAGGCTGAGGATGAGTTGACCGAGATGGGTGGCGACCAGGACGATGAGCGAGTCTCGCACCTGTGGCACAGGATGCGGATGGGCATCGACAGTCTCAACGACGCGATGGACCGTGAGAGGTTCCGTGCGACGACGCTCGAGGCTCTTCGGGCAATGAGCAACGGGTTCGGCATGGACCTGGGGGGTGAGGCATGACGCGGGCAGTGACCGTGACGGTTGGGCGAGAGTCTGAGAAACCGGGTACAGGCTGGGAGGACATCTCGGTCGAACTCATGGAGGTCGAGGGTCGGTGGACCGTCCGCTACGCCGTCGGTGAGGACGGTGACGACGTGACGCTGAGTGATGACGAGAGGATCGCAGCAATGCTCATGGCATGGGCTGGCAATGACGAGACAGGCCGATAACACACAACGGAGGACGAGGACGATGACGAGGTACGCATACCTGCGGGGAACCGCAGCAGAGAGACACCATCAGAGCAACTGTCTGTACGATTCAGACCTTCTCTCTGAGGCGTGGAGAGACAGGGACCAAACATTCGACGAGTCCATCAGGGACACATCGACCATCGAGACACCGCTGGAGTCTCGCAAGGCAGTGCGGTCCCTGCTGGCTCGAGTCGGAGCGGGAGACACCGTCTTCCTCGCCTCCCTGTCGGATGTGTCAAACGACCCCCTGCAGGCGTCAGTGTTCGCTGGGATGATCACAAGCTCTGGAGCCTCGCTTCAGCCCGTAGACGGCGCCCCGGAGGCTGAGGTGAGCATGACCATGTCGGGCATGGTTGCTCTCATGGAGACCCACCGGAGGGTGTCCGAAGCGGTCAGCAAGGCTCGACGTGTCATCGACAACGACCGAGTGTTCCAGGGGGGCCGAGTGCCCTACGGAAAGCGTCTCGAGAACGGCTTTCTCATGGTCGATGATCATGAGCAGGAGGGGATCGCTCACGCTATCTCTCTGCGGTCGAAGGGGATGTCTCTGCACAAGATATGTCGGAGACTGGAGGAGTTGGGGTACAGGCCGAAGAGCGGAGGTCAGTGGTACGCGACGGGGGTCCGGCGACTCATCAATTCGCACTCGGACAAGCCATGAACTGTCGAGCATGCGTCGTCCGCTCCACCCTCTACGGACCCTGGTCGGCATGCGGTCCTGAGTGCCTTGTGGTCGAGCGGTATGCATGGGGCATGGGGGCACGGGGAGAGCCGCTCCCTGATGAGGTGCCAGACCTTGCCCGCGAGGCGTGGAAGCATGGAGAACAATCAACCAGGAGGTCGAAGCGATGATGAAAAGACTGTTGATAGCTCTGGCTCTCTCCTTTCCCGTGGCGCTCGCTGCTGGGGATGACCCCGAAGTCCTGATGAAGTCTCGATGCGTGGGGGAGTGGGAGGATGACTTCCGCATGCAGAGGTATTGCGTGGACAAGGAAATTGTCTCCATGACCCAGGTCGGGGAGTACATCGAGAAGCATGGTCTGCATGAGAAGGATTCGTCCGACCCCCGATATCGGATCTTGTCGAAGTGCCTCTATGAGTGGACCGACGAGCACGGCCCATACTGGAGGATGGTCCACTATTGCAATCGGAAGCAGGCCGAAGCCTGGGAGTCGATGAGATGATCTCACCCACACCCTTGACCCCGAACCCAGCGGACCACTAAGGTCCATCCACGTCCTTCGGGTCGCTCTTGGTTGAGCCTCCCCTCTTGTCTCCGGTTGATCCCCGGAAAACGGCAAGGGGGGAGGTAGAGAGTGCCCGAACCACCAAGAGCGAGAAGACAAGTCTCTCGCCGCACCCTGCCGTCTCACGGCATCGGAGAGTTGCGCCATGAAGAGATACAACCGCGTGTCGAGGAACCTGTGGACTGACGGTGGGCTCATCAAGCTCGAGCCGATCAAGTTCTCCGT